AGACTGGCTGGTATTGATACACCTGAGTCTCGTACAGCAGACAAGGCTGAAAAGGCTTTAGGACTGGAAGCAAAGGCTTATTTGAAGGCTGCTATTGACAGTGCTAAGTCTGTAGTGATCAAGACAGAGAAGATGGACTCATCAGAAAAGTATGGTCGCATCCTTGGTTGGGTCTACCTTGATGGAGATACCGTCTCAATTAATGACAAGATGATCAATGATGGCCATGCCTGGGGATATATGGGAGAGACAAAGGTCAAAGATTTTGACGCTTTGAAGAAGGCAAGAGCAAAGTCAGGTAAGTAATATGGGGCTTAAAGAAGAAGCCATGCTGGAGCATTTAATGCTTCAAGGTGCCGTTGAGTTTCAGGGTATTGATGATATTACTGGAGAAATGATGTATACAATTACTGATAAGATGAAAGAAGTCAGTCCAGAAATATACAAAGAACTAAAAGATCAATACGAGCACCATATGTTTCAACTGATTGACCAGGGTCCTACAAGAATGACATGGAGAATTCGTCAATGAACTTTAAAGATGAAGATGATGCAATAGATCAATTAATCTTGGCTGGTGCCCTTGAAGTTTCTGGAATAGATATGGATACTGGTGAGCCTATATACAATTTTACAGAAAAGTTGATAGATATAAGCCCAGAACTACACAAGGAAGTATCCCTATATTTTTCTCGTGAGACGATGTCTTTGTGGAGCCATGGATTTTTAGATATGGATGTTACTGAAAAAAATCCAATAGTTACATTAACTCCTAAAGCGCTGGACCAGGAAGCGGTTTCTAAGTTAAGTAAAGAGTCTCAGGCTACATTGAAAGAGATAATCAGAGTTATTTTTTTAGATAAGTAGTATAATTGTTTTGGAGACACTATGGAATACTTTTTAGGATCTGCGCTAACCATGTTAGCCATGTTTATAACAACAAGGCTAATACTTCCACGCACCCTAAAAACCAAAGTAAATAATATTAAATATAGCCAAAGCCATATACACACACTGGTTATGCCACTGCTTCCAGATCTTAAAACGTATAGAAAAAAGATGCCTACTCAGTCAAGCAAGCATGATGAAAAGGTAAACATAAGGGTTGTAATCCTTGATAACAAGGCTTATTTTGTTAAGGATGGAGGCTTTTATTGTGCTGATGTGGATGGAGATTCTATAGACAAACAGAGTGCAACCGTAGTTGACACGATGGGTATGGATAAGGTACAATTAGATAAGATGCTATTTATAATGGATCAACTTAGAGATGGGAAGAAAAATGATAGTGGGGATTCAAGGAACCAGTAGTTTTGATGACTACCAGGTTTTTCTTAGAGCCATGGCAGTTACAATGTCTTCTTTGAAAGAAGAAGATCCATATTTTTATATTTACTCTGCAGGACCTGCAAATATTAACTCAATGGCTATGGAGTTTGCAAACCTTTCAGAGCGAGGACTAAAGGCTCGTGGCAAAAGTATTAAGTATAAGGCTGTTGCTCCTTCATGGGTTGCAGAAAATATCTCAGATATAAACTACTTTGCTTTTTTAAGTAAAGAAAGAGAACAGGTATCAAAACTTGTTGATGAAGCAAAAAATAATAATGTCGAATACGGCATTTTCAGATACTAACAAAGGAATAAAGATGCAAATTAAATCATTAGAGCAAATGGAAAAGATTGTTAATGCAAACAAATCTTTGGTATGGGATGGATGGACAGTGGTAAATACTTATCCTTCTGAGAAGGGTAGAACAGCACCACAGGGTGCATTCGTAGATGGTAAGTGGCACCTACAGCGTCGTTTTGTACCTTCTAAGAATGGATGGGACATACCAGACAAGTTTGTAGGTTAGTATGCCTAAACATGAATGGAAAGACAATGCTTTATGTTTAGATTACGATACAAATTTATTCTTTGAAAAGTATGAAGATGATGAGTTGCTTAGACCAGCAATAGATAAACTATGCTCTATGTGTCCAGTATCAAAGATGTGTTTTGCCGTTGGAGTTTCACAAAAAGAATGGGGAGTTTGGGGAGGAGTTTACCTTGAAGGTGGGCAAATTTCTAAAGAGTTTTCTAAGCATAAGTCTAAATCAGACTGGGCAAACACATGGCAAAGACTAACAACGGAGCAATAAAATGTATACAGATTCAATGAGAATGGCCTTTCGTTCTATCAAAGGTCCAAAGGGTTTTGAACTTCAGATAGTAGATCATGACAATTTTTTAACAGTTAAAGCAAGCGAAAAACAGTTTATGAGTCTTTCAGGAGAAGAAAGAAAAGAGGCTGTAGAGTATATGATTCGTACAAAAAAAGCACTTGAAGAAAATGGAGCAATTGTTTTGTTAGTTAGAGAGGGCGGTAAAGATCTGTGATTGAGTTTATTTCTTTTGCATTTTTTATAATCTTATTTTTTGCTTTGATAGTAAACAATATTAGGTTTAACGTTAAGATTTCTGCTATATCTAAACAGTTGATTCAAGCACACATAGATAAAACAATCTTGGCTGAAAAACTATTTGAAGCATCAGCACGAAATTTGCTAAAAAAAGAAAATGATTCAGATGCTTTTTTAAAATTTGTTTCAGATTCTAGAGATTGGGCTTATCAGTATATAGAAGGTTTCCAATCATCACTAAATAAATTTATTACTGATATAGAACCAGAGATAGCATATTTTGATGAGTATGGAGAGGTTGGATCTGCTTATCCTCATTACCACTCAATGAAGAAAATTTCGGTGGCATACAAAGAACTAAAGAAACTACTACCAGAAGACTATGATAAAATAGAGTAATGATAGTCCTTAAATCAACTAAAAATCTTAGCATGTTCATATGCGAAGAAGAGTTGTGCCAGGATGAGGGAACACAGATTTGGGCAAGTTCTGAAAGCAGAATTGTAGAACTTTGTGATCTACACTATAGTCAGGCGACAAAATGAAATTTTATTATTTTGGTGGAGTAATTGGAGAAGAAGGATCTGTTAAGTCCCCAGCATATTTAGAAAAGCACCATTTTTCTGGAGTTATGTTCACACATGATATACCTCAAGGAGATATATTTGTAAAGGCAGCATTAGATATAAAAGAAACTAAAAACATTAAATATTTAATTGCCATAAGACCATACACAATATCTCCTCAATACCTTTATATGATTAATGATTCTTTAAATAAGATAGATAAAAATAGGATTCAACTAAACTTAATTACAGGATATACAAAAGATCATGAGAATAGTTTTAATGGAATTGTTGGAGAGGTAAACGATCAATCAGACAAAGTTGCTAAAAGAAAATACATGACAGAGTTTCTAAATACACTAAATGAAATGCAGTCAGGAAAAAATCTTAGGTCTCCTTTAGATTTTTTTGTAACAACAACAAATCCAAGAGTTCTTGACACAGTAAATAAATATAACAATAAAATAATTCTTCCATACAGTTTATACAAAGATAATCTTTGGTTTAAAAAATATAATAAATCTTTAGATGTTTCAAGCAAACAAATAATGTTAGCAATTACACCAATTATTAGAGAAACTCAGGAAGAACTAGAATCTTTAAACAATTATGCATTAAGACCTGTATGGCAAGAAGGAGAAATACCAAAAGTAGTTAATGATGTGGGATACTTTACTCACAAAAGTTTTCATGAATTTATTAAACAGTTGAAGAAAGATAACATAAACTATTTATTAGTTAATGCTGTTCCTCAAGAAGAAAATAATGTAATAATACCTTTTATTAGGGACTATGTTCAGTCAGAAGAGTATAGGGAAATAAACAAATAATGAAATTTTATTACTTTGGCGGGACATTTAATGAAAACGATACACTTGAAGATACATCTACCCTAAATAGTCATCACTTTGATGGAGTTATGTTTACCTATGATGCCACACAAGGAGATATGTTCGTTAGAGTTGCCAGAGATATTAAGTTAAACGAAAAAATTAAATACCTTATTGCAATTAGACCTTATACAATATCTCCACAATACTTATATGCTATCAATCAATCAATAAGTGAGATTCAAAAAGATAGACTACAAATAAATATAATTGCAGGATACATCAAAGACCATGAAAGCAATGTTGGTGGAATTGTTGGTGATGTTAACGACTCATCTTCTTCAGTTGAAAGATCAAACTATACTATTAAGTTTATTGAAAGTTTAGATGAGATATCAAAAAACAAAAAGAAAGAAGAGCAACTCGATGTTTATATATCAACTACTAACAACTATGTTTTTGATGCAGTTAAAAAATATAAAAATAAAATTATCCTTCCATACAGCATATATAAGCGTGGATTTTGGTCTGACTGGCTCAAAGATCCTTCATTAAAGATTGAGTTTGAAAGAGGTGACATTGAAATAATGTTAGCAATGACTCCAGTTATTAGAGAAACTCAAGAAGAACTTGAGGCCTTAGCCCATCACGCCATGAAGCCAGTATGGAAAAAGGGGGACGTTACAAAAGTTGTAGAAGATGTAGAATACTTTACACATGACAGTTTCCATGAATTTATTCAAATGCTGGAAGAAGATAATATTAATCACTTGTTAATAAATGCAGTCCCAAGATCAGAGTCTACAAAGATTGTTTCATTTGTAAAACAGTATGTAGAATCAAGAAAAGATTTTGCTGGCCAACAGGCTGGTAAATAAATAAAATATCCTATAGGAGGAAACAATGAATGAACAAATCAAAGCAGTACTAGCGTCATACGTAAGATCAGTTCTTGGTGCAGCAACAGCGTTGTATGCATCTGGAGTTACAGATCCACAGACACTAGCATATTCACTACTTGGTGCACTTGTGCCCGTTGTATTGAGAGCAGCCAACCCTTCAGACACAGCATTCGGAAGAATGCCATCAGTTGAAGAGGTGGACAAGGCAGTTAAGTCTGCTAAGGTAGTAAAGAAGACCGCTAAGAAGGCTCCTGCAAAGAAGTCATCAGGCGGAGGCAAGACAACCAATCAAGTAAAATAATATAGTATAATTTATACTATTCCGATCTAAGACTTTAAAAGGTTTTACAACGGATGCTCGATGAAAAGAGAGTTAGCAGGCTGATAGCCGTGGCTAATAGACCTGAGCAGTCGTCTATAAACTGCTCATTTATCATGCTACAATTTAATTGTCCCACACAGGACCTTAGTGATGGATTAGTTACCCATTGGATAGAGACCGTGGCGCAAGTCAGGTGAATT